CAACCTACCGGGGGGTTGACACCCCCCGCTCGCCAGAGTTACGCAACCCCGCGTGATAATCGCCAAAATTCCCAAAAACTGCTCTCTTAACAATGCCCCTTCCCAGGGTAACATCGGAGGTGTGGACCTGAAACAGTTACTCGCCCTGGCTCTCGATCCTTCGCGTATTCTCGAGGCCCGCGGCATCCTTCCCGACCCCTGGCAGCGCGTGCTTTTGTTGTCCAACGATCGGCAAATTCTGCTCAACTGCAGCCGGCAGAGCGGTAAATCCACCGTCGTCAGCGCCTTGGCCTTGCATACGGCGTTGTTCACGGCCGGCGCACTGGTACTGCTGGTGTCGCCGTCGCTGCGGCAAAGCATGGAGATTTTCCGCAAAGTCATTGACGCCTACAAGGCCCTGGGGCGACCGCTGCCGGCGCGGCAGCAGACGCAGTTGCGGTTGGAATTGGTCAACGGCTCGCGCGTCCTCTGCCTGCCCGGACGCGAAGACACTATCCGTTCCTTTGGTGGCGTCAATCTGCTGGTGCTCGACGAAGCGGCCCGCATCCCCGACGACCTGTATCGCAGCGTGCGGCCCATGTTGGCGGTCTCGCAGGGCCGGCTCATCGCCCTGAGTACCCCGTTCGGCCAACGCGGCTGGTTCTGGCAGGAGTGGCAAAGCGAGGGACCGTGGCGGAAAATCCGCATTCTCTGGCGGGATTGCCCGCGCATCACGCCGCAGTTCATCGCCGAAGAGGCCCGTGCGATGGGCTTGGCGTGGGTGCAACAAGAATACGAATGTTTGTTCACTGCTCTTGAAGGTCTGGTTTATCCGGATTTCGAGCAAGCGCTGGTGGACGATTGGCCGGCAATTGCCGGGCGATTGGTTGGCGGCATTGATTTCGGCTGGCGCAATCCGTTCGCGGCGGTGTGGGGTGTCCTCGATCGCGATGACGTGTTGTGGATCGCCGGCGAACGCTATCTGTCCGAAACGCCGTTGCATGAACATGCTGCCGCCCTGAAGAAACTGGGCGAAGTCACGTGGTATGCCGATCCCTCCGGCCGTACAGAAACCGAGGAATTACGGGCGAGTGGACTGGTAGTGCGGCGCGGCGACAACGATATTCGGTCCGGCGTCGCTGCCGTCTCGGCCCGGTTGCGCACCGGCCGACTCAAGGTGCGGCGCGACACTTGCCCCCATTTGCTTACGGAAGCGCGGTTGTATCGCTATCCCCGTGCTGTCGAACGCGCCTTGCGCGGCGAAAATCCGGTAGAAGAACATAATCACGCTTTAGACGCTCTGCGTTATCTTATTTCGCGCTTGGACGCGCATTTCATCGCCAAGCTGCGCAAACCGAGCTGTCAGCCATCAACTTGCAGCTCTCAGCCATCCCAAAAACAGCCGGCTTTAGACTACGGGACTGATTCGGAAGATCTTTGGACCAAGCTGTCATGAAATTCAGCTCTTGTATGACTGAGAGCTGACAGCAGAAAGTGGAAAGTGATGATGCGATTTTTCCTGGGCAAAACGTTGCTGCGGCTTGCGCAATGTGTGCGGTCCAAGAGCATGCCCGCCGTGCTAGCTGGGCCGCAGTGGACTGGCTCCAGTTACATCGATAGCTTCCGCCGCACCCGTCAGCCTACGCCCAATGAACTCCTGGCGGAATTGAAGAATACCGCTTGGACTTGCGCCAGCATCAACGCCGCCACGTGTGCCAATTATCCCCCGCGCTTATACGTTATTACCGAACATCATCATCCCCAGCCGAAATGTGCGACCAAAGCGCTGTCGCCGTGGGCCGAGCGCCGCCTCCGCGCCTTGCCACACCTGTCCGCACGTCTCCGCAGCGCCGCCCGCATCGAGGAAGTCACCGAACACCCACTTTTGACGCTGCTTCAACATGCCAATCCTATTCACAATGCCTTCGACCTCTGGGAGTTGACCACGCTGTATCAGGAAGTCCACGGCAGCGCGTATTGGTATCTCGACCTGGATCCCGTGCGGGGCATACCGCAGGCCATATGGATTTTGCCGTCCCAAAACATGACGCCGCGCCGCGATCCAGGTAGCAAAAGCCTTGTTGATTACTATCTCTATCGTAATAGTCGCAACGAAACGCGCTTCGCCCCAGAGCAGATCATTCACTTTGCTTATCCCGATCCACGCGATCCGTACACAAGCGGCTTGTCACCGTTGCGAGCTTGCTTTGAGCAGGTCGCCCTTACCAGCGACTATGCCGCTTTCAAAAAGGCCAAATTCGAGAATCACGCCCTCCCCGACGCCATCATCTCGCCGGAGGAAGTCATGGGCGAAGAAGAGCGCGATCGTTTGGAGACGCAATGGAACAATCGTTTTCGCCGCGGCGGCGCGGGCAAAGTGGTGGTGGCGGAATCGTCCCTGAAAGTGTCGTTGCTCAACCAGTCGATGGGCGACCTGGCCGCCCTGGCCGACATGAAAGCGACCAAGGAAGACATAGCGAATGCCTTCCACGTGCCGATCGCTTTTTTGACTACACAGACAAACCTGGCCAATTTGCAAGCGTCGCAGAGCCAGCACATGAGCCTGGCTATCTCGCCGCGCCTGGAACGCCGCGATCAGAAACTCAACGCCCAACTGGTGCCGCTCTACGATGCGACGGGCCGGTTGTTTTTGGCCAGCGAAGATCCCGTGCCGCTCGATCGAGACATGCTGATTCAACAACAGATCGCCGATTTGAAATACGGCGTGGTAGCGATCAACGAAATTCGCAGCGAGCGCGGCCTGCCGCCCGTGGAGTGGGGCGAGGTACCGTGGCTGCCGCTCCAATGGGAGCGCACCGATTTCCCACGCCCGTGTGAAGCACCGCACCTTGGACGCAATCGAACACCCAAACCCGATACGCCTAATGATGGTGATTAGGTGAACGACCGGCGTCAGCCAGCTGGTGATCGTCATGTAGCAGCCGGCTGACACCAGCCGCTCGCCAAGGAGATAGCCTATGCCCAACTTCCTGACTACCCATTATGGATCTGTCGAGGGACCGCTTGGTTTTCCCATGACTGACCGGGCTGCGCAAGCGCTCGATGCCTTGCTGAAATCTCTGCCGCATACACCGGAGTATGAATATCGTCATACTATCACTATTAAGGCGCCCACAGAGATCAATCCTGGTCAGCGCAGCGATGTCAGCTGGATCAGCAGCGAAAGTCCCGACCGCAGCCGCGAAGTTGTCCTGGCCAAAGGCATGAATGACACGCAATTTGCGGCCAACCCCATTGTCACGCTCGGCCACGCTTATTATCTGCCTCCTGTCGGCAAATCGCTGTGGCGCAAGCGCATCCGCGACGGCCAGCGCGTCGGCATCAAGGCCAAGACCGTGTATCCCACCCGGCCGGAAGCGTGGCCGGCCCAAGATGCCTGGCCGCCGGACCAGGTGTTCGCCCTCATTCAGGCCGGCCTGCTGCAAGGCAAGTCAATCGGCTTTCTGCCGACCAAGGTACACATACCCGAGCGCAAGGAAGTGCAAAAGAACAATTGGGGCGACAACGTAGACCTGGTCATTGACGAATGGCTGCTCCTGGAATACGCCTGCGTGTTCTTGCCGGCCAATCAGGACGCCCTAGTCGAAAGCGTTTCCAAGGGGAGCCTTACTCTCAGCGACGAGGTGTTACTAGCGTTGGGTCTACACAAACAGCTTTTTGGCGGGGCAGACCCCTCGCCGGTCACAGAGGCAGACCGGCGAGATGCCGGTCCCACCGAGGAACAGGAGTGCATTATTCCCTTTACCTCGCTGGAAGAAATTCACAAGGCCGTCTTGGCCCAAATTGCCGCCCTCGATTGGGAAGCGCTAACTGAAAAAACGATAAAAGAGACCTGGTATAAATTACTCGGTCGCGTATAGTATACATTTGTTACCTCCATCAGAGCCTTCCAGGCGAGCCAGACGAGAACGACCCGGTGGGACAGACGTCCCGCCTGTCCGCTTGCCAAGCGTTCCGCCGGTCCTGACTGAGAAGGACGGATGATTGCATGTGTTGTCACCCCCTTCGTGGACTTTTGAGAGCATTGCCATGTTCCTGGAATTATTGAAAGATTTTCTCGGCAAAAAAGTCGGGGAACGTATTCATGTAGCCGAGGCGGAAGCCCAGCAACTCCTCGCCGCCGGCGTCGCCAAGGCGGTCAGCGACGACCCGATCGCGCCGCTCGTGACCAAGGCGATGGAGAGCGCCCTAGCCGGTTTCACGCGCGGCCTAGACACCATCG